CCACTGTGATGCAGTACCGCGACGAAATTGAAGTTGAATATATGCCATGTTAGGAAACGCCTCCGCAATTAATATTTAGTCCTACGCTAAAATCTGTATCTGGTTCACCACCGTCATAAACTACAACACCAGCAAGAGTTGGTCCAGTTGGACCAGCAACACCAGATGGTCCTTGTGGTCCTTGTGGACCTGTATTACCAGTCGCACCTTGTGGACCTTGCGGACCAACATCACCATTGACACCAGATGGTCCTTGTGGTCCTTGTGGACCAACATCACCAGTTACACCTTGTGGACCTTGCGGACCAGCATTACCATTAACGCCAGCAGGTCCTTGTGGACCCTGTGGACCTGTGTTGCCATTCGATCCTGCTGGTCCTTGTGGACCCTGTGGACCAGCAACATTTGATGCTTCGCCTTGTGGACCAGATGGACCTGATGGACCAGTTGGACCAGTTGGTCCTTGCGGACCTGTATCACCAAGATCGCCAGTTCTTGCAAAAGTAATTAAAACATCATCATTGTTATTGAATGATGTTACACCACCAGAAACATATGAGCAATTTACGATTGAATAAATGCCAGGATGAGATGCAGATGAAATTGTAAACAATGCAAAGGCTTCTACGTTTGCCTTTAAACTTACTTTGAAGTGACCTTTAATTGTTGACGTTGAATCATCAATTGTTGTTAATAGATTAGTAATGTCAACTGCAGAATCATCAGCTTCGTCAATGTAAAGTTGAGTAGCAAGAGTTAAGTTGTTATTATTAAACTTTAAACGACCAGTGCCTGGATCAGTGTTGCCTGTATTTGAGTCGAATGTATAATCAACTGTAATGCCACCAAAAGATCCTGCAGGACCAACTGGACCAACAGGACCTTGTGGACCTGCTACACCCTGCGCACCTTGTGGACCTTGCGGACCTTGCGGTCCAGTGTCACCGTTTGAACCCGCAGGACCTTGAGGACCTTGTGGACCTGCAGAACCTGCTGCGCCTTGTGGACCTTGTGGACCTTGTGGACCACTATCAGCTCCAGCGCCAGCATACAGTTCAGTGAAGTTATCATTTACTTTATCAAATGCTTCACGAATTGTATCGCCAGTACCATCATTTGGTGCCGATCCAATATCGATTACTTGTTGTGTCATTTCTTATTCTCTTAAAAATTATCGTCAGCTGTCTTAGAACCAGTATCAACTCTAATGAGAGTAGAGTCAACTCTATCATCAAAGAAGTATGGTGTTTCTTGCAATACTTCTGTAAATCCAAATGCGCTGTCTGCATTCGCATTCATTGGGTCTGGATATATTACCTGCCTTGTGAGCTGATAATTTGGTGTTGTAAAACTTTGTATATTCCACGATGCATTTGATACTGCGCCTGTTATATATCTGCCAGTTAGAAGAACTCCATTTGTATCTGCAACAATCATCGTATTTGTTGTTTGATTCCATGAGCGCACAAATGCAGTTGAATTGGCTTCACTTAAAGTTCTACCCTCATAGACCAATTCTCCAATTTTAAATACTCCACTTCCAGTGCTAAACACAATTTCTTTTTGCGCTGTTGTGTTATATGTTGTGTCATATGTATTAGCTGTTGATTTGCGAATGATCTTAGACTCAGTTGTTGCGCCGTACATGTATCCTTTTGCAGTAAATGTTAACGTCCAAATAATTATACGAACATTGTCAGAACTTACACCAACATTTTCTAGATCTTGTGATACTGAATTAAGTACAAATGGAACATCAACTTTTTCTGATGGAATATCAACTAAATTGAGAGTCATAGTATAATCAGGTGAAAAGTAAGGAAGAATTTGCTCAACAATCTGAGTGCCGTCTTCAACATTTCGAACATATATGGAGAGTGTGAAGTCAAAGTTATATGGTGACGCAACAACATTTTTTACTTTAGTATTATCATCACCAACTGCAAAACTATTTACGAAGTTACTTCTTTTTCGAAGTGGATCATAGGTTATAGCTGTCATCTCAAAACTCATTCTTGGCAACGTCATCATTGTTTCATTTGCCAAGTTTGGATCTTGAGTGATACGCTCAAAGAATTTCTCTTTTTGAGCATACATTAACGGCACATTAATTCTTTCTATCTCTTGTGTTCCTGCTTTGTTGTATCTTTTTAATGTGATATTGTTGAACATTGTTCCAAATGCAACAACCATTTTGCGAGTGATTCGATGATAGAAATGCACATTTGATAACATTATGGTTCACCAAATGGATTGCTTTCACTAAAGTCAAGAATATTGTCTGCTTCTTGTTCAATAATAAAGTTGTCATCAAGTTTGTTACCAACTGCATCTTTGATCGGATCTGCTTCTGCTGTCACAGTCCAAATTGCACCACTTGATTTACCCTTTATCTGTATACCATCGGCAAAAACACCAAAGATATTTTTGAGTTTAAGTTTACGTTCTGGCTTATTCCAATTTGCAATCAGCCCCTTTGCAGTCGCTGTTGCAAACGATGCGCCCTGATAAACCCATTCTTGATCAACAAATGTTCCAGAACCGCCAGAGTCGAGCGTATACTCTAGAATCATCGCTTGTATATCTGAAATATTATCAATTTCACTGACGCCTGTTTCAAACAACTCGCCATTATACTTAAACGCTTCCATTGTCAACCCAAACATATATGGCGCAATCTTACCTGCTTGGAAGAAGTTCTTTTCTTCTTCTACGCCTTTGATTTCCATTATTTTCTTTTGAGTTGGGAGATAAACTAAATCACCTTCTTTTGGTAGATTATGTGTTATTGGATATTGTCGTGTTACAAGTCTTTCAAATGTTCGACGAGCAACAGCCATGCGCGCAACCTTTTGTATTTCTAAACCAAACTTACTGAAGAACTCAGAATTGCCTTCGAAGTCTTGAAAAGATTCCATGTACATGTCAACTTTAATTGCACTACGATAGCACTTCACTGGATCATCGCCAAATAGTTCATCTGTCGATGAGCGAGACTCTCGCGGAAGATAATAAACATCGATTCCGTGATTTCGAATTGATTCGATAATCAAGTCTTCAATCAGCTGTTGTTCAACTGATGCTTTTTGATTGTTAAAGTATACGCTGGTTGGCATTTTATCCTACGATAAAGGCAGTTGGTTCTTCATAGGTATCACGAAGTTTTTCTTCGAGCATTGCAACTTCTGTTGTGGCTTCATCGTAAATTTGCTGAGCATTGATGACGAGTCCACCAGGAAGCGTATAGTTACCATACTTCTTCAGATTCGTTCCCCATTGCTGCTTAAAGAGTGCAGCTGTATAGTCACGAACCCAAAGATCTCCATACACTCCAGAATGAACTTGAGGGTCTACGATTCGATGACACTCAAATGCAATATATGCATTATCTTTATACTTGTTCCAATCCATAAACACTTTCAGTTGATGAACTTGTTTATTGAAAGTAAATGGAGGAAGTCCCGTTACGATCATATCAAGCATCGCTAGATGTTCGCGAGCAATTACATAGTAGGTGTATGAAGAGGCTGTTAGATTATAGAAATCGTTTAAGCGAAGTTGGTAATTAATATCGAACATGTTAAATCCAGTCGAAGATGTTGATGACTGGATTGAACCTGTGAATGGAAATACTTGGGATATGCCGACGATAGAATCAGCAAGAGTAATATAGGTGTTTGAGATGTCACCTGCAGTTACCTGATGCGCTAGATAGCAACGCTCAGTTCCGTCATAGTGATACGTGCGATACATGTAAAGAGCATCATCGATGCGATCTTCGAGCTGATCTTCATCGACATTGATATCAATTACTGGAAAACCGAGTTTTCTAAGACAATAATCCTTGAGTTCGGTACGAGATGAGGGATGCGCCATGGAGAACCTCGCTAATTATTGTATATTTAGTTTATGCAATAAGTCTCCCGTCTCTAGAACTATAGACTTTATCAGGATGCATATGCGCAAATTGCTCCCAATTTGGCTCTCCAGGAAGAATTCGACGACCTGTTGACTCTTCGCCGATGTGTTCTATAATATTTTTCCCTTCTGAATTTTTTAAAATCGCTGAATACATCTGCTCGAAATGAGCCAAGTACACCATAATCATACCTTCGTTAATCGTAAATCCCCAGTATTCTCGAAAAGGATAATTGATAATACTTCGACGATAGAACGAAAAGATAATCGGAAACTGTTTTGTATTCTTAGCGTAATAGTATTGCTTGATTGGCGTATCTGATTCTTCAATCTTTGGGGGATGTTCGTGAAAGTACCATTCTTGTCTTTGCAGTACAACAGAAGCCATTTTAGGATCAGATTCTAAAATTTCGATCATATCATCTAGACGAATAGGTTCTTTTAGAATGACATCGTCTTCTTGATGTATGATATAGTCATAATCTACTGTCTTGAGATAATCGAAAAACTCGGACCACGTGACCGAAAGCCCCATGTTTTCTTTATGCAAAAAGGTATTAAATTGATGAGTCTTTCCGAGCAGATCGAAAATATAATCATTTCGAGTTCTTGGATAGTCGTCGATTATAAGGCGATCGACTTGATGCCCGCAATAGTCTAATAGATGTAAAGACTCGAGCGTTTTCGTCAAATACTGAAGACGATTACACGAAAATATTACATGAAGAATTTTCATCAGTATTCAGTATTAAAGAAGAATGTCTGGAATAAGCGACCGCTATGCAACGTACTTCCGAAATAATCGAGCGAAGCATGAAACATATTTCCGCGATATAGAACGAGGCGATTGTACTTGTTTGCGATATAATCAGTCATTTCCCATTTGGTGTAGTCATAGCCTTCGTAATCTTTATCCGAGCGTTCATATTGACCAGTGGCTTTATGGCGATAAAGTGCAGTTCCAGAAGAAAGCGGAGCATCGGGAGTGAGATAACAAACACCAGCCCATGTATTGAATTGATCTGCATGAATCCAGGTGCGATCCTGAGCTGTGCAAATTTGAAATGCTCCAGTGTATCCAGAGTCTTCAAACCAATGAGTGACCTTTCCTCCAGCATATTCTATAATATTTCCAATAATTGTTTTTGTATCTTCTGTTAAAAATGGCACTGTTCTCAGTCCAGGGTAGTTGCCTGAGACTTCGAATTTTTGCGATAGTGCAAATTCTCTAACTGTATCTGGATTACTATAGAAATCGTCGATGATAATCGTCTTTACTTTCATGATTATATCCTCAATAGTACATAAATCGACCAGAAGTTCCGTCCCATCCAGAAACCTTCCAATCTACTTCAATGATCTTATCTTCAAATGCTCTTGTAAAATAATATGATAATGTTTCAATATCATAATGATTCATTGCTGGTTGTTTTAGTAGATGAATCGTTGCTTCATTTATATCTATAAACTTCTCTAAATGATCCGAGCCGAATCCATATAGCACCGTACAGTACTGATGCAGTCTATTATTATTTTGCTGCTGTCTTCGATCAACAAAACTGTATCGCCAAGCGTCGTTCCACTCAAAGTTCAATGGCTTTTTAAAGAATATTTTATCTTTATTTTCTTGCGTTAACAACTTATCATTAAAATCAAAATAGAAATATCGACCAGTTGCCTTGAATACAAAATCGTATTCTTTAATAATTGGTTTGTGAATCTTGAAATATGTATTTAATAACAATGATTCACAAAGACTTTTATTGGGATGAGTATTTACAATTTCAAATGCATCTTCGCATAACTCTTTTAATGGAACAAAGTCCACATTCTTCATATGCCAGAATGTTTGTATGTACTCCATATAATCGTTAGACGAATCAACAATTACAATCTTGGCTTCTGGGAATGCTGCAGTAATTGAATTGATTGTAAAGATTGTTTGACGAAATCTTTCGTCAGCTGCAAATGTAGAACGAGTTGGGCTGTATGTAAAACGCCCTTCTCTTGGTTGAATAGATGAACCGACTACAAATAGATTACGCATAGAAATCGTTCATAATAACTTTGTTCAAATAGTTTTTGTGTTTGTTGTGAATCTCTTCATCTGAGAAATTTAAACCCCATTCTCTACAATCAAATGGAGATATTTTATCTATATTTTCAATTGCAGTCAATAATGATTTAAAATCTCGAACTCGATAACCAGTTTGTCCTTCTTCAACAATTTCTGGGAATGCACCCCAATCGGTTGTAATTACTGGGGTGCCAGACAAATTAGCCTCAATGATCATGTTACCAAATGGCTCAACATAGTAAGTGAGTCCGATTAATCCTTTTGCTTTTTTCATCAATTGTTTTCGCTGTTCAGCATTTGCAACACCAAACACCTCAACATGATCAGGAACTTTAGTGTATCCGAGAGATGCAAGTGATCCAGGACCAGCAATGATTAGTTTTTTGTTTAATCTTTCTGTTGCTTGAATTGCAAGATGAACGCCCTTTTCTTCGCACACTCGACCAAAGTATAGGAAATAATCTTCTTTTTTTTCGCAGTATTCAAACTCGCTAACTGTAAAAGGATTACCAATGACGTCATCAAACCAAGATGGACTCATGAGCATTCCGCGCTCGCCATAGAACATGTGCATATTTGCATATGATGTAAAGACGCGATATGGTGCAAAAATTCCATTTGCTCGATACCCAATCGAAGGTTCAACAACCTTGCATGTTGGATTCATATCGCAAGCAAGTTTGTTGTCTACGCCAAAGAAACACGCAATAATATCACCATCGCTTGCACGTTTGCGAATTTCTTCGCCAGCAAGTTCGTTGAAGCGTTGTATCTCTGTTGGATTTGTTGGAATATCCACATGCTCACAATCAACTTGTGCACCAGGAACGCCATAGTGCACCATATCGAAATGCGGAGACAAATGTTTGATATACTTGTAGCCATGAACCGCAAATGGATCTACACGGTTCATCAACCCTGTTGGATTGCGTGGATTGACCAAGACATGTACTTTCATAACAAACTCACTGATAAAATAATCTATACTATTTAGCGTGCGTCCTTCATAGTCAATGTGCCCCAATATGTTGCACCTGCATCATATGTTATGAAAGTCCACATGTCACGAGCATTTGCTGCTGTTGTAGCTGGAGGCTGTGATCCACCCGCCCAGTAAATTGTATTCGCAAATGTTGGGTTGCGTCCACCAACTCCATCTTGAATCAACAAGAGTGAGAACATTTGACCAGTGCCAGAACTTGGAGCATTTGTAAAGGTAAATTGAACACTAGCAGTCAATGTATGTCTGAAGAAATTTGACACAGACAAGTCTACAGTATTTGCTGCATTCGTATTTGTATTTGCAATCATGAAGTCTTTACTTGACTTCATTACACCACTAATATTGCCAGCGGTATAGACATTGCCAGCATTTATATTTGCTGCAGTGGTGATTGTCGATGTGATATTTGCATTACCTACAACATGAAGGTTAGATGTTGGCGTTGTTTGGCTTATACCAACATTGCCCTTTCCATCAATATGCACTTTGCCATCAAACAATTGCAAGTATGCGTTTGCAGTGTTATTATAACCAGCAAAATATAGTACACTACTGTTTAAACTTTTTCCCTCACCATTCAAATATGCATTTAATCCAACAGTACCATAACTATTATAGATTTGAGCATAACCAATTGGATGAGCCCAATATGTAGATGGCTCAGTTCCAGCTTCAATTGTCATATTGGTATAATTATCAACTGATGCTGTACCAATCTTAAATTTAGAATTATATCCTGAAGTTGGGTTTGTATTACCTACACCAACAACTCTATTTGTTGCATCAACATAAAGTGTGCTTGTTCCAACAGCAAATAGATTTTGATTTAGGTTGAAGGTTAGATTTGCACTACCACCAGTCGTTCCATTATTATTGAATAGAATCTGCGTATTTGATCCACCAATTGGACCAGTTGGTCCTGTCGCTCCTTGTGGACCTTGTGGACCAGCAACACCCTGCGGACCCTGTGGACCCGATACACCTTGCGGTCCTTGCGGACCAGCATTGCCTTGCGCGCCCTGTGGACCTTGAGGACCTTGTGGTCCTTGAGGACCAGCCACACCTTGCGGACCTTGTGGACCCTGTGGTCCAATATCGCCCACAACACCTTGTGGTCCTTGTGGTCCTTGGGGACCAGCATTGCCTTGTGCACCCTGCGGACCCTGTGGTCCAATTACGCCTTGTGGTCCTTGTGGACCCTGTGGACCAGTATTGCCTATTGGTCCTTGTGGTCCTTGTGGACCAGCAACTGTAGAAGCGTCACCTTGTGGACCAGAAGGACCTTGTGGACCTTGTGGACCAATGACGCCTTGTGGTCCTTGTGGACCAGTGTCACCTTTATCACCAGTGCGTACAAATGTCATTATAACATTGGTGCTATTTGGGAAATTTGATCCAGTAAGAGTTGAATTCAATCCAGCAACAGGAACAACAAACCAATCAGTAACATGCTGATGCGAACCATTAATATTAAAGAATGTATACTCAAGAGTATTTGCTGCATTTGCAATCTTGAATGTGCCTTTGATTGACGATGTTGAGTCATCAATTGTGTTTAGATAATTAAACACATTTGCGCTTAAACGATCAATATAATCAATATACATTTCAGTTGCAGATAGCAACGTTGTATTATTAAACTTAACAAAGCCATTTGTTGGATCTGTGTTTGCTGTATTGGTGTTGAATACATATTCAAAGGTTGCGCCACCAAATTCGCCAGTGTCACCCTTTAATCCTTGTGCGCCTTGTGGACCCTGCGGACCTTGCGGTCCTTGTGGACCTTGTGGACCTGCATCACCAATCACACCTTGTGGACCCTGAGGACCAACAACGCCTTGTGGTCCTTGTGGACCAGCATTACCTTGAGGACCTTGTGGACCCTGTGGACCTTCTACGCCTTGAGGACCTTGTGGACCCTGAGGACCAACCACACCTTGTGGTCCTTGAGGACCTTGTGGACCTTGTGGACCAACCACACCTTGTGGTCCTTGAGGACCTTGAGGACCTTGCGGACCTTGCGGTCCAGTATCACCAGTCACGCCTTGTGGTCCTTGAGGACCAGTGTTACCAGTCACACCTTGTGGTCCTTGTGGTCCAGTGTCACCAGTCACACCTTGAGGACCTTGTGGTCCAGTATCACCAGTCACACCTTGCGGTCCTTGTGGACCTTGCGGTCCTTGTGGACCCTGTGGTCCAGTGTCACCAATCACTCCTTGAGGACCTTGCGGTCCTTGTGGTCCTTGTGGACCCTGTGGTCCTTGTGGACCTGCTTCGCCAGTTGATCCAATTGGACCTTGTGAACCTTGTGGTCCTTGCGGACCTTGTGGACCTTCTGGTCCTGTTGGTCCAGGAACATTTGAAACACCAGATGGACCCTGTGGTCCTTGTGGACCTTCAACGCCTTGCGGACCTTGTGGACCTGCAACATTTGATGCTGCTCCAGATGGTCCTTGTGGTCCTTGTGGACCAAGAACACCTTGAGGACCTTGAGGACCTTGTGGTCCATCTAATCCAGCTCCAGATGGTCCTGATGGTCCTTGTGGTCCAGTAGCACCAGCAACACCTTGTGGACCAGATGGACCTTGAGGACCAATCACACCTTGTGGTCCTTGTGGACCGCGATCGCCTGTACGCGCAAAGGTAATGATCACTTCTTGAGCATTTGCAAATGCAGCAGCACTACCAGTAATGTGTGTAAGATCTAATTCATAGTATCCAGTTTTATCTGTCAACTCACTGATTGAATACAAAGCAAAATTACTTGATGAGGATTTGTCAATTAGATTGAAATAACCTTTAACAGAACTTGTACTATCATCAAGCGATGTGAGGAATGTGAGAATGTTGGCGCCATCAGCATCAACATTATCAATAAACATTTTTGAAGCAAGAGTTGTTGCCGCATTATTCAATCGTAAATTGCCAACTCCAGGATCTGAATCTGTTGTACTTGAACTAAACAAATAACGGAAACTGATACCACCATATACACCTTGTGAGCCAGATGGACCAGTTGGTCCTTGTGGACCTGCCACGTTTGAAACACCAGATGGACCAGTTGGTCCTGTTGGACCAATATCACCCTGTGCTCCTTGCGGACCTTGAGGACCTTGAGGACCATCTAAGCCAACGCCAGATGGACCACTTGGTCCTTGTGGACCAATGTTACCTTGAACACCCTGTGGACCTTGAGGACCTTGTGGTCCTGCAGCACCAGTATCACCTTTGTCACCAGTGCGCGCAAAGGTGATGAGCAAATCTTCTGATTCGCTAAATGATGATGCACTACCAGAAACATATGCACAATTAACTGTGAAATATCCAATGTGATCTGTAAGACCGCTGATTGTAAACAACGCAAAATCATTGGCGTTTGTTTTATTACTTACTTTGAAATGACCTTTGATTGATGATGTTGAATCATCGATTGTAACAAGAAAATTATGAACATTAGTTGATGCATCATCTAGAGTATCAATGTAAAGTTTATCTGCAAGAGTTAAATTTGAATTATTAAATTTAAGTATGCCAGTGCCTGGATCTGTATTCGCAGTTACAGCGCTGAATGTATAATCAAATGTTGCACCACCAAATGATCCAGCTGGACCTTGTGGTCCAACAACACCTTGAGGTCCTGTTGGTCCTTGCGGACCTGTATTGCCTGTCAATCCACCGTACGGAAGAGCGTTCCATCCGAGAGTACCATTACCAATTTTAAATAAGTCTGTATCTGTTTCGATACCCATTTCACCATCAGCGAGAACTGTGTTTGCAGTCGCCCAATCTGATGCTGTACCTCTACGAAACTGAAATTGAATAAAAGGCATTTAGTTTACTCCGCCGCAATCAAAGGCAGGACCATTAGTGTAATTATTTATTGGCGATCCGCCATCAAAGGTATATGCTGTGATTGGTCCTTGAGGACCTTGTGGACCTGTAACGCCCTGTGGACCCTGTGGACCAACAGCACCAGTTGCACCAGTTGGACCTTGTGGACCGACAAAAGGACCTGCATCCATCCATTGAGCAGGACCAGGACAATCATCCCAGATCCAAATATGACCAGATGCTGTTACAATATAGGCTTCACCAACAGAAGCTCCAGTAATTGTAAAAAGAACATTTGTGTTTGGAACAGTGCCAGAGATGCGAATACTTCCACCTCTTTCACCCTGTGGTCCAGAAGGACCTGACGGACCCTGTGGACCTAAACTTCCTTGAGGACCAGATGGACCAGGAACACCTTGCGGACCAGTAAATCCACGATCACCCTTTGGTCCTTGAGGACCAATTGGACCTTGTGGTCCTTTTACACCTTGAGGACCACGACGACCTGTTGTTGCAGTGACTTCCCAAGTTGTTCCATTGTAAATAAATTCTACAGTAACGCCTTTAATATCAAGCGCAACTGGACCAGTAGAACCTTCAATTGTACTATCAAGTGATGTTACATATACTGGATTTACATTCCAATTATCACCATCAGTGACTTGAACATAACCACCAGAAACTGGAGTATTTGGAAGCGTGATTGTAAATGGACCATTGAGTGTTGTGTTTGCAACAAGTCGATCACCATCACTAGCAATATAGTCTAATGTAATTACAGCCCAATGTTGTAATGCACCAGATGCGCCACGTGGACCTTGCGGACCAGCAACACCTTGAGGTCCTCGTGGACCTGTTGGTCCTTGTGCGCCAACTAAACCCTGCGGACCACTTGGTCCTTGTGGACCAGCAGCACCAACTAAACCTTGTGGACCCTGTGGACCTTGCGGACCAGCAAAACCACGATCACCTTGCGCACCTGAAGGACCAGTTGGTCCTGTTGCACCAGTTGCGCCTGTTACACCTTGCGGTCCTTGAGGACCTCTTGCACCAGAAGGACCTGTTACACCTTGAGGACCTTGCGGACCAGCATCGCCAGTTGCGCCTGTAACACCAGTTGGACCACGCGCACCAACTAAACCTTGTGCACCTGTTGGTCCTTGCGGACCAGCAAAACCACGATCACCTTGCGCGCCACTTGGTCCTGTTGGACCAGTTGCACCTGTTAAACCTGTTGCACCAATTGGACCTTGCGGACCACGCGCACCAGCTGGACCTGTTGGACCAGTTGCGCCAGTATCACCAGTTGCGCCTGTAACGCCAGTTGGACCTTGCGGACCAGCAGCGCCAACAAGACCACGCGGACCAGAAGGACCTTGTGGACCAGCAAAACCGCGATCACCTTGTTCACCTTGTGCACCACTTGGTCCTGTTGGACCAGTTGCACCTGTCACACCTTGAGGACCTTGTGGACCACGTGCACCTGAAGGACCTTGTGGTCCTTGTGCACCAGTTGAACCAACTACGCCTTGTGGACCTTGCGGACCAGCAACACCTTGAGGACCGCGAATACCAATTGGTCCTTGTGGACCTTGTGCTCCAGTCTCACCAATTGGACCAATTAAACCTTGTGCGCCAGATGGACCAGTAGGACCACGAACACCCTGCGGTCCTTGTGCACCAGTTGAACCTGTTGGTCCTTGAGGACCAGTAGCACCTGACGGACCAGATGGACCTTGTGGACCGCCAGATGGACCTGTTGGACCAGCCACACCCTGTGGTCCTTGTGGACCTTGCGGACCACCAGGACCTTGAGGACCAGCGCCACCGCGAGCTGTTGAAACTTTTACTTGAGAAGTGTCAGTTGGATTTGCTGCGATTCGAATGGTCGGGTTAGCTGCAGTAACCTTTATCGACGTCATGTTACTTTGTTACCTGAGGCAGTACCGTGATAATTCCTTCAATGATGCGTGTCGTTACATTAGCAGCATCTTTCTGTTTTACATCAAAAAGGTATCTACCTGCCTTGATATTTGCTGAAGTTGCAGAATTCATTGTCAGTAGAACGTTTCCACCAACAGAGTTAGCAATTGTAACAACTAGATTTGCTGTTACATTTGAGGAATAATATGATTTTCGAATGGATGAAGAGAACGCAAAGCCAGTCACGTTAAGTGGGCTTCCATCGTCTTGCGTTAGGTCTAGATTATAGGAGAGATCTGTGCCTTGATCGAGATCTAATTCTACAAATTGCGCCATTTAGGATTCCCCGTTTTATTTTCTTATTTATAAACCTGGGGAATCCGCTTTAAAAAGTTCAATCCCCTGTATTTTTCTCTAGTTTGAACTTCTTTTTAATCATATAGAATCTACGATACCAATTTCCCTCGTAAAAATGCTTCGGGGATTTATACTTATCGAGTTGTTCTGTAGTCCCAGGACCGTATGATGCACTAAAATCGTCTGTTGTTTTAAATGGAATTACATGTAGCAGAGGAGTTCCTGCAGGAATCGTAATATCAATCTTTCTTTTCGGTGAGAGGATTACATTTGCAGTTGTAAACTCTCTGTAGTCTACAACGCCTGGATAGAGATAAAGATCTTCAAGAAATGGGCAATGATAGAATGCAGGAAGCAATAAGGCAGAAACATTTTTCTTACCAAAGATCTTCCATGGTCCTG